ACCTTGATGGCCGCCAAAAATCCACAGGTCAATTGTTTCAGCTCGGCCGGTGATTCTCATTCAATGGTGCTCAACCAATTGCGCGAGCGCGGTTTGGCCGCAGCTAGTGGGGCAGCCGATGATGTGGGCTATTTTGAGTGGTCTGCACCAACCGATGAGATTTCGCTAGAAAATGCAGCTTTCGCCAATCCCGGACTCAACATAACAATCCACCCAGACAATATCCGGGCCGTTTTCAATGATCCTCCCGATGTTGTAATGACAGAGGTTTTGAATCGATGGGTTCAGACAATCTCAAGCGTTGTAGGTGCCAAAGAGTGGCAAGAGTGTGGCGATGAGAGTATTGACCTCGATGAGGACAAGCTCACATGGATGGCCATTGACATTTCACCGGACAGAAAACACGCGGCCCTCGTGGCCGCTCAAAAGCTTGGCTCGGAGTCATTTGTCGTGAAGCTGTTGCATACATGGGAAAACACAATCCAGCTTGATGATCGGGCAATTGCCAACGATGCTGCCTCGTATTGCCGCAAATACCCAATTGAGTATTTGTTGTACTCACGGCGCACATCCGGAGCTGTTGCAGCGCGTATGCAGCCGGCCGGTATCCCCATCCATGACATGGACAGCGATTATCCTCAAGCTTGTGATGAGCTTTTGGGTGCAATCAATTCGGGTCGGTTAAAACACCGAAACCAATCATCGCTGACAGAGCAAATCCTTTCAGCTGTGCAATTGCGCCGTGGTGATGGTGGATGGGTTATTGGAAGGCGTGCCAGCGGTACAGCCGTTTGTGCAGCCGTAGCAGCCGCGCTCGTAACACACTTTGCGACACGCCCAGAAACCGAAATCGACATTTTAGTGGGTTGATGCTTGACATTTTGAGAAAATCCTCTCATGGGATTATTCGATCGAAAGCGCACAATTGAAACTGTCGCGATTCAGCGCGGTGCTGATGTAGCTGCACAAATTGGGCCAGCTCCAACGCTGGATGCATTTTTCCCATTTGGTGGAGCTGATTACATTGTAAGCCGCGAGGAAGCCATGTCGGTACCGGCTATCGCTCGCGCCAGAAACATGATTTGCAATTCAATTGCCACAATTCCTTTAATTACACGCGACAAAGACACAGGTGCAATCATTGATCAACCTGTTGTAATTTCTGATCCGGACAAGCGGGTACCAGGAGCAGCCTCATGGGTGTGGGCGTGTGAGGATTTGTTATTTACGGGATTCAGCTATTTCCAAATCATTGATCTGTTCGCTGATACAGGCCGCGTGCGCCAAATGTGGCGCGTTGCTCCAAATCGCGTTGGCGTTTTCTTAAATTCAATCGGAACGCAAATTGAGTATTACACAGTCGATGGATCTCGTGTGCCAATGTCTGGTGTTGGATCACTCGTTGTCTTTTACGGCAACGATGAAGGTTTATTGAATCGTGCTGGTCGAACAATCCGTGCCGGAGCAGAGCTTGAAAGAGCAGCTGCAATGTACGCAAAAGAGCCGGTGCCATCAATGGTTTTGAAATCAAATGGCACAGCATTGCCAGCTGATCGCATTGCAAAGCTTTTAGATGCATGGGGCGCAGCTCGTAGAAATCGCGGCACAGCATTTCTTAATGCAGATGTTGAATTGACAACAGTTGGATTTTCACCGGAGCAAATCGGCCTCAATGCCGCACGCGAAATTATTGCAACCGAATTAGCACGAGCCGTGGGAATTCCGGCCTACTTTATTGATGCGCCGACTGGATCATCCATGACCTATGCAAACGCCCAAACGGCGCGTCAAACTTTGTTGGACTTTTCGCTTTTGCCGCTGATGAACAGCATTGCCAGCCGTTTATCAATGCCAGATTTTACGCCATCAACACAGCGCGTGGAATTTGATTTGAAGGCTTACCTACGCGGATCAGAAAAAGAGCGTGCAGAGATTTACAAAATTTTATTTGACATCGGGGCGATCACCACCGATGAAATTAGACAAATGGAGGACATGATCTCATGAAGCTGACAACACCAATGCAAATCACGGCAGCTGATTCCGATTCACGCACAATCAGCGGTCGCATAGTTGCTTTCAATGAGCACGCAAACGCATCAACCGGCAAGGTTGTTTTTGCTCGTGGATCAATTCAGCCAAATGATGTTTTCTTAAACCTTGAGCATGACAACACTCGCAGAATTGGGCGCAGCGTTGCCATGTCTGTGAACGATAAAGAAATGACAGCAACATTTAAGATTGCAAACACAACAGCTGGCACAGATGCATTGACAGAGGCCATGGAAGGCTTACGCGATGGATTCTCAATTGAATTGGCCGTGGACAATTACGAAATGCAAAAGGATGGCACCATGAAGGTGCTCAATGGGCAGCTCACAGCTGTCGCTTTGGTTACTGAACCAGCCGTGCGATCTGCACGCGTTTCCGAGGTAGCCGCATCAGAGGATTCTGAAACTGAAACAGTTACAGAGACAACAAACCCAAATGAAGGAGACAAAGTGGACAACACTACCGAACCAGTCGCTCCTGCCGTTGAACCGGTAGCAGCTCCAGCAGTCGAACCAGTACAGGCATCACGCCCGGCTTACTACACAGCACCACGCTCACCAATTGTGGACAAGGTTTCATACCTTGAGCACTACCTACGCGCAAGCGTTTTGCATGATGAGGATTCACGCCAGTATGTAAAGGCAGCTGATAACACAACATCAACAGCACCCGGCATGATTCCAACACCACAAAGCACACAGGTGATCAACGCACTTGCAAATGCTGATCGTGGCCTAATCGATGGTATAAGCCGTGAGACTTTAGTTGCCGAAGGCATGACCTTTGAATTGCCGCGTGTAACCGCTGTTCCAAGCGTTGATGCAATTGCAGAAAATGGCGCAATTACAGAATCATCACTATCAGCAACATTTCTTTCTGTTTCTGTACAGCCATTCAAAGGCCGTGCTATCTCGACAGTAGAACTCATTGACCGCAGCCGTCCGGAATACCTAACAGCTTTGCTCCAGAATCTTGAGTTTGCTTATGCAAAAGAGACTGATGAGTATGCACTTGCAGCAATGCAAGCGGCTGTGACTACTACAACAGCACAGGCAGCAAATACAGCAACCGGATTCCTTGGATACACATCTCAGGCAGCCGCAACTGTTTATGGCAATTCACTTGGTTTTGCTCGCTCATTGATTGTCTCACCAACACAATGGGGCAACATCATGGGATACAACGACAACGGAGCACCTCTTTACAATGCAGCACAGCCTTCAAATGCAGCTGGAAATGTTCGCGGAGATTCATTGCGCGGTGTAGTTTCACCGGGCTTAAATCTTTATGTTTCACGCTCATTCGGTAACGCTGGTACAACAACAGCTCAAGGCGATTCTTCAATGGTTGTTGTGAACCCAGATTCATACACATGGTACGAATCTCCACGCTTTACGCTACGCAGCAACATCAACAGCGATGGAACAATTGACATTCTGTACTACGGATACGGCGCATTAGCTGCCAAGGTTCCAAATGGTGCACAATTCAATAACATTGCTTAATTAACAATCAATCATCGGTGATGGTCGCTCCCGAACATCGCTGATACGAAAGGAACCGAGATGCCAGCAATTGTCACAGCCTCACAGCTGAGGTCTATTCTTGGTGTCTCGGTTTCTTTGTATTCGGATGCGCAGCTTGATCAAATTATTGATTCCGCTGAGCAAACGATTTTGCCTTTACTTACGCAATACCAATCATCGGTGACTTTTGCCAATGTGAGTGATTCCGTCATTTATTTCACCACAATGCGGCCAAACTATTTTGTGCCGGGTCAATCTGTTGTTGTTACCGGGGCCGGAGCTTACAACGCGACCTATACAGTCACCGATGATCGGATTGAGCCATACCTATTTACAGCGGTAACAGCGGCGGCTGATCGAACATACCCATTGCCGTTTATTCCGGCGGCATTTGCGACCTTATCCGGTGGGTCAGCCGCACAGCTGTACGCAAATACACCACCTGTTGAAAACGCAATTTTGGTTGTGTCGGTTGAGATTTTTCAGAGTATCACAGCTCCCGGCAATCAAATCATGTCAGACAATTTTCAGCCGTCACCATTCGTGCTCGGCCGCAGCCTAAGCAACAGAGTCATCGGGCTTTTAGGCCCATTCATCGATGTCGAAACAATGTGCCAATGAGTATTGAATCAGCTATCCGCACACCATCGACCAGCAATTTTCCAGCATAAGCTGCGGCAGCTGCTCCAGCTACGGCAAAAGCTGCACCGGCTTTTTTGGCAAATCCACCGAGTTTTGATCCAAAACCTTCAACTTCATTTGATCCGCTGGTGAGATTCTTTTTGAGGTTGTCAATGTCAGCCAAAATGGAAAGTTTGAGTGTCCTACTTTGTCCGGCCATTACCACTCCTTCAAAATCTTTGTGAAAGCATTTTCCCACTCATTGATGATGTGTGGCTGTTCGGCGCGCAATGTTGGATAGATAAAGTATCCGCGCGAGCCGCGACCTTCACGACCTGACCAGACCGGGAATTGCTTGAATTTGTTTGAGCCGAATTCGTAACCGCCCCAAAGCTGTTGAGTTGTAGCGCCACCGCTAAACTTTTGAGAAACAAAGCCAAATGACAATTCACCAATTTTGGATGATTTGCTTACTCGCGATCCTTGAGCAATACGATCGGCAGCCTTATTTGGTCGGCTACCAGCTGATGAAATGATTTTGGATTGCACATAAGTGGCCAAACCATTTGAAACGGCTTTGGCCTGTGACACAGCTGTTTCATCCATGCCTTTGAAAGCTTGCAAAATGCCGCGCAATTGAGCTTTGTCATAGGTGATTGACTCAGTTGCCATCTCTTGTCCTTAGTATCTCGAAAACAGTCAAAATGTCCTCAGCGGTTTGAAACTCTGATCGTGACAGTCCGGTGGTGATGGCCAATTCCCAAATGATCCGGTTTATTGATCCGGATTCGTAACTTTTGGGTTTTCGGTTTCTCCCATGTTTATGTCAGTTACAGTCTCGCACCAAACCTCAAAAGGCTTCACAGGCTTTCCAGCTGATTCGCGCTTCATTGCGTGATACGCCAAAAACATCAAATCAGCAATGCCCAATTTCTCAGATACTTGCTGAATCGTGTTTCCAGTTTTCTGTTCCCATTTCATCCACTCCGGTGGGAGCGCGGTATAGGTTGCACTCTCCCCGGTGGTGAATTCAATTGTGATTGCTAGTTTCATGCTCCCGATCTCCTTTGTTAGCTAATTGTTAAAACAGGTGTTGTGACACAGGTGAAGGCTAGTGAAACAGTCTGTGCATCTGGTGCTGTTCCTCCAGCTGATGGCAGAATTGGCTGCACATCAAAAGCAAATGATGCTCCTGAATCTGCTCCAAAAATTACAGACAAGCCAGTATTTGGCGCGCTGGTTGCAGCTGTCCAAAGCTCCTCGCAAAGTGAATTTGCTGCGCCCCAATCGGCCAACATTTCAACAGCAAATGTGCCTTGAGTGTCGGTCGTAAAGTACGCCTTGCCATCGAGTGTCTGGTATGTGTTGATCGTTGAATCGACTGTCAAAGTCGCTGATGTGGCTTGTGCATCGTAATTATCACCAGCAATGGTGAAAGTGATGTCTCTGCCGGTGATGATTGTTGTTGGCATGATTTCTCCTTAGTTGGTGTAGTAAGTGCTGACTTGTAAATCGGCCGTGAGGTATTTGCCCGCGCCAACTTCCAATGGTTGAGGTTGATTGACATTGCCCACGACATAGCCGTTTGGCATTGCGCTGATGATGCTGATCATCAATGTTTCGAGATTGTCCAAAGCTGCGGCATTGTTAGCATAAGCAACAACCCCAGTCACAGTCAGATTGATCTTGACTTTTGTTGTTGAGCCATTGATCAAAACGCTTTCCAAATAAGGTGCATC